CCAATGAGGATGCTAACTAGCGTGTCTTTAGCCATTTACCGCATGACACTTGCGACACTGCCACGCACCGACCACAGGCTTTTCTTCCCTGATCACAATGTTTGCAACGATGTCTCTAGCTTCTGTTGGCTCATTACATAGTTGACAGTTGATGATTTCTATGAATGGGATGTCATCAAAGTTAACCCATCCACCTAATCCATCTGCATTATGAATTTCAATGTAACCCATTATGCTCTCGCCTTCTGTGGTTCCCATGTGCCTGAACTTGAGAGCTGATACCAGAGTGTTGGACACTTAGGCTCTGAGCCCTGTACTCCAATGTGTCGGCAGAAATAGCCACCCCAAGCCCGGCCATTCTTCACGCCATCCTTAAACTCACGATCGCCATGCTTGCAGCTCGGCACATCCTTTGCAGTACCTAGAATTTCTGCAACTGTACTTACAGCTGCATCAATGGTCAATGGCGCAGGCACTTCCTTGATTAGTTCATCCTGCTCACCGAATGGTGTAGTCCAGTAATCCTTTTCTACTTTAGGAGCTGGAGCTTTGACTACCTTTGTCATTTCTTCTCGGCTTGGCCTCTTTCCTTTAGGAGCATAACCTGCATTTGCAAGCGCTCTGCCGATCGCCGAAGTCTCACAATTCTCCAATGCTGAAGTCTGGTTAACACCTCTACTAGTAACTGTCTCTTCAGCCAGACCAGTCGCCCACGCAACACTGTCTGTAGCAGTCTTAAATAGATAAGCCTTAACAATGTATCGATTGCTCTCGATAACTTCCAACTCAGTTGATACACGAAAATCTGGATAGTCCTTAATAAATTTCTCAAGTCGCACCTCTACTGGTTCATAGTCCGCTAAATTAAACATAAAGTTCATTCTCCTCTGTCGCGAGCATGCCACCTAAACTGGCATAGCTGCACATGTCCACCCAGTTGTCGAGGTGCTGTGCTGATTGATTAGTTCTTGCAAGTTTAACAAGTACCATGATCCCTGCCACCTGATAGTCATGTACTGGCATTTGTAAGTATGCACTAATGAGCATTGCGGTATGTTGCAGGTTATCTGCTGGGTGACCGTATGAAAGGCCACGCTCAGAGATTGTGTCTGTTGCACTTTGTAGTATCTCTTTGGCTTTCATTCTGCCCAAAATTCTTGGCGATTGACTGCCCTGCCTCGATGATAACCCTCGCGCAGTCCACGCTGATAGTTATTGTTTGCAATTGTCTCATAAATCAAAGCTAGTGTGAATGGAATTACTGCTAAGAAAATAAAGAAAAACCATGTATCGCTCATCTTGCTCCTATCGCACTAGCGCCCTCGGCTAGTGACAGGCTTAGTGTTGCACAGCCATCCGACTATTTGTGTTTAATTTGATAACGAAATGATAACGATTCTGCCTCATCGACTGCATCGTCAATAGTCTTACGGACAGGAAAGATGTCTCTAACGAGGTCGTCCATAGACCTTGCCATTGACTATGAATGTGCCGTTCTTCTCAATGTAGATTAGATCGACTTGGACATTCTTATTGTGGACATACATGATGGCAAATGCCTGTTGCCAATTAGCCGTTCCCTTGGTGTATGCGGCCTGTTTGAAGTCCATTAGGTTCCCTACCTCAACACCATGGAGAACACGCCCCAAACGGCCCCCTATGGCTTCTGAGAAGGATGTACGCCCTGCCCTGTGGGTATGCCCAGAAATAATGTTAGTGCCGGTACGCCTAGCAGCTTCCATCGCGCTTAGTCCACCCTGTGATTTGATAGGTGTGTGATCGCCATGCACTGCTACCCAGTTAGGTGCAAGCACCATAGGCTTTTTGTGGAAGGTAATCCCAAGCTCATCAAACTTCATAAACTTCTCAAAGCGAAGCTCTGGCAAAGATAGGAAAGATGGTATCTTTTTCATGATGATGTTGTAAATTCGATCCGTATGATTGGATCTTATGGAATCAGTCACGCCCATCTCCCAAAGCAGTTCGACACAGCGATCACGATCATCGCCTAGAGTCTGCTCATAGGCTAAAGGTGTGCCATCTGACCACTTGCTTATAGTTTGGAAGTCGATCTCATCGCCAATAGTGACGGTTTGATCTGGCTTAAAGGTTTGTAAGAATTTAGCAATGTTGCGTGTTACATGAACATCCTCAAAAGGTACTTGAAGATCAGACAAAATAACTATTCGCTTAATCGTCATCCTCATCTTCGTAATCGCCGAACCTTTCTGGCTCGACTGGAGATGGCAAGATCCACGCTGGATAAGCCTGTGGCTCTGTGATCATAAACAAAGCAACAGACTCAGTAAAACCTGCCTTACGCAAGGCCTTCCAGTATTCGTGTAACGCTATACAATAAGCCTCAAGTGCTGTGTAGCCTTGATCTTCTAATGCCTTAGTTTCTTTTCTTGCCATAGGATAATTGTCACTTCTCTAGTATGCGAAGGATGGTATCAACACGCCCACGAAGCTCTGAAATTTCATCACGCATCGATGAGCCACCGTTATTTTTTAATTCGCTTAGGTAGTGCTTTACTAGCCACCGCACCGAGCCAATAAATGAACCAATAACGGTCGTGGCAGCAACAGCAAGAGCCGCCATGTCCTGCGCAGTCATTATCTTTTAGGTGAGGCATAACCAAAAACGCCTGAAAGTATTGACCACAAGATTGCTCTGTAGTCTGCATCGAAATTAGTTGCTGACCATGCTGCAAGGAAGGCTCCAGCTGCAAGGACGATAGGATTCTTTAGATTCATTATTCTCCGCCTAACATAGGTATTTGATAAAATTCACCCAGTAAGTCAGCTTCTTTCTTAAAGCTGAAATGCACATGGTGAACATGTTTGTTAGCCCCTGTGTACTTGCGCCACTTCCACCGAAGGATAGGGGAGCAGATTTTCCCGTCAAAAATAATGTAAGCAATACGCTTCTCAGATCCTTTTTTACAGGCTGCACGAATTTGATCAACAAGGTCGGGCATGAGGTCGGGCTTGGCTTTTCCGGATAGGTTACGATCGATGTCGATGGCGCGTACCCAGCCTTGCTCATCTGGATTATGATCAGACTTACGAGCACCATGTCTGGTATCACCGATCCAACCATCCGATGTGCGGTCACGATCTGGGTAGGCATCATCGAACTGCTCACGAAGCTGAATTGCAGCTTTAGATAATCTTGGCTTCATATTGTTCTGGATTTAGATAGCGTTGATAATCGGAGTTGGCTGGGTCATTAGGAATAAACCACTCCGTTCCATCTGCATCAGTTCTTTTGATTGTTCCACTTTCTAAAATTTCATAAATAGGTTTAGTCATTTTATAACTCCGCACTTAGGTCTAGTGTTGCTGATGCTGATGCTGCAATAAAATAAGAAGCATTGCCTGCCGTCATACCAGTTGTGGTTGCGTTCATACGAATACTCCTTGGGCTTGCCTGTTCTAAGCCAATGGCTGAAGTAGCATTTAATCCACCTACATTTGTAAAACATTGAAAATGGGAACCGCTTGATACTGAACCTGATGGGCTTGTCCGCATAGGAACAATAGTTCTTAAACAGGCTGTAACGCTGGTGCTTGCTGTTGCTTGTGCCATTGTTATTGGCTCAACACTTTGGTCGGCTCCATTAACATAACGCTGAAAATACCTCTGGCAAGCGGCTAATTCTCCTTGGATTGTTCCAGCGTAAGTGCGGAAAGGCAATGCTACGCTTCCAATGTCAATCTGCACACCTGTTACTTCATAGTAATCTGCCGCCCCTGCTACACCTGTGCCTGATGCCTGATAAACAATAGCCAATTCTGTTGCTGTAGATGCCACTGTTCCAGTAAATGTGAATCTTTGCCATGTGGCTGTAAGTGTTGCAGTTCCACCAGCTACAGTTGCTTGACCTGTGTAGGCTACATCAATCCAGCTTTGATCTGTTCCAGTACCGCTATAAAGATTGGCTGATAGTGCGCTGCTAGTTGCTGAATAGTTAGCACCTTTTCTAGCATAAAAGGAAAAAGTTACAGATTTGCCAGCAAAAGGTATTGAGTTCACGCTCTCAAAACTTTGGGCAAAGTTGAAAGAAGTTGTAGAAGTTTGCGCTAAGTTTCTTTGTACTCTTACTGCGTATTGGATGTTTGGAAGATTTGTTGTGTCACTTGTAGTTTGACGGGATACAGTCAGGGTTGGTCCACCAGTTGAGCATTTCCAACGATCAGCAGTATAGGCTCCAGCGCCAATAGTAAAAGATGTCCCACGCTGCCAGATTTGCATGGCTGAATTAAGAACTGGGTTGGATTGAACTGTTCCAGTCGTAGAAGGATTGACAAGGTTTAGTGTGCCATTGGTGTCATTGATGTCGGATGCACTAAAGACATCACCGTCCACATAGGTGGTTTTTGCTGGGAATCATACTGCCATGATTGTTTCTCCATAGTCCTATTCTAGTACATCACATCGAGTAATGGCTCTTGCGTGGTCAAAACTGTAACCCAAGTGTTAGGGGTGATACTGTGGCTAATCCCCTGACATTGCAGCTTCTTTACAATGGTTGTGCCTGACACATTGACATTCGTAATCTCCATCGTGTCAAAGTAATCAAGATCCAAAGCTGCTGCGATTCCTGCGCCATAGCCCAGAGTCACTAGATCCAGAGTAATTGACTCAATACGAATAGTCGTGTCCTTACGGGTCGTGACATAGGCAGTTGCTAAGGCTAAGGCATTGGCATCTGTCTGCATAAGCATCTGGTCTGCTGTTACAGAGTGCAGGAAATACTGTGTCACAGAAGTAGCATCTGAGAAAGTCTGAGCTGTGCCACCTATTCGGGTGACTGTAGCCTGATTAACAATAGTCTTGTCATCATGAGCAAAGACGATGCCTGCATAGTTGATGTCTGTAGATCCAACAGCATTAGAGAACTCAGTAGGTGTAGCAGCTTGAGCATCATAGACAAACTGGCGATTCTTAAAGACTGCGTTGCCTGCCTTGTCCACATAGAAAGCGCCCTGCTCTGTGAACTCGGCTGTCTGGATGGCTGTGAGGCCCGTACGCACGGTTGCAGGGTCGGCCACGCATGTTGTGTTGCCTGTCTGGATTGATCTCTGGCTAGAAGGCCAGCCAATAGTGTTAAGAATTTTGTCGATGCGTGTGCCAGTATCTTGACCTGCTGCTTGTCCTGTAACTGTGGTGACATTCGAGTTGAACAGTAGCTTAAAGCCATCTGAGCAGATTAGATCGACATAGCCGATTTCCTGAGATGTAGGGTAGGTGTACTTGTACTCAGTAATGTAACCCTTAAAGATCGGATAATTTGTAGAGCTGTAATTGGCTGAAATTTGAATAGAGCGCAAAGGCACAAGATTAGGATAATAAGGGCTAGAAGTATTCTGTGGGTTCCAATCACCATTTTGATCAAGGATCCGCACTGTGGCTGTGCCTGATAAATACTTATCTTGAAATAGGTTGCGCTCTTTGCGAGTATCGATCTTAGAGACTTGATTAGATACATCGACAATGACGGTTGATCCAGAAGCGAACTCAGCAAAGCCCAGACGAGAACTACCCAACACAAAGGCTTCACCAAATGATGCGCCGCCAGTTAGGTTAATTCGTACAATAGGGGTTGCTGGTAGTGCCATTAGTACGCCGTACTGTAATTGACTGGAGTACCTGAAGCCTGTTGTGCGTAAAGTCCTTGA